CTCATTAGGACTAAACACAACACGGTTAGAAGCAAATGCAGAAGACTGAGAAGGTAAAACAGCTACCGAACCATATTGAGAAGCAGGAAGTACACCGAGAAAATAATCCTTAGGATAGTTAGCATAGCGAAGCTTAATCATATCAGCGGAAATCTCAATAGAACTCTCACCATCCCAATAGTCTACATTATAAGAATAAGCCAAATGTTTTTCCCATTGGGAATTTGAATAGAAATCGAAATAAACCTTCTGATAGGCAAAAATAGGAAGAAGATTCAAATTAATGCTGGTACCATAAATAAGAGGATTCTGAGCGTCAGAGAGTGAAGCAGAGTCAAGACCAAGATACTGCATAGTAATCTCTTTTTTCTTAGCGTTACCAGCACCAACAAATGAACCATAACCAAGCATATCCAATAATTTACAAGAACCATAGGCGAAGCCAAAGCCAGCATCGTCAACAGTATTAGCAGCCACACGAGCTTGAATCTCGGCAGAAATATTACCAACAGGAGCATAAGGAACACTAGTCAACTGTGCTGTATTAGCAGAATTAGAAGCAGCGGAAGTCATATAATCCGTCATCTGGGTAAATGCCTGCGGAAGCGCACGAGAAATCAGGCGCAGCGGCACAGCGTAGAAATCATAATACTCCTTAATACGGGTATAAGCAGCCGTATTAACCGGAACGGTGCGGGTAAACCAGTCGGAGGAAATACGATACTTAGTATCAGGGATGGCAATCTGCCAATAACAAGGTAAAATTTCTCCGACTTTCGCTGTAAACAATTTTTTACTAGACAAGTCGAAGGAAGAGCGATGGGTAGGAATTTTCGCTCGATCTAAAGGATTAAAATCACTCATAAATAACAAAATTAAAATTAAACCATACGATTGAAAATATTATTAGCGTCATTAAGTTTCTTATGCTTAATCATATCACGACAGAATGTTGCACTACGGTACCGGAGTTGCTCAAGGAGCTGAGACGTTTCACGTGAAACAGACTGTAAGACATCTGACTCTTGGCCGTTCGCAGGTAGAACGAACATACAATCCGAGAGTTCAGGGTATTGGGAACGAAGGCCATATACACTTCGCAAATCTTCATAATTCTTCTTCTTCTCATATTCTATACCTGTCTTAATGATAAACATAATACGACCGGCATAAGAATCAATATTACAGCCAAAGGAAGGCAAATGCCAGTTACGGAAGAACTTATGGACATATAGGAACAGCCGATACAGCTTATTAATATAAGACTCAATATCGACATCGCTAGAACTGTTGCAGAACCTAGTAAGACACCGAGAAGCATGTAATATAATTTTATCATCATCTGTAAGAATATTCTGAACTTTGAGATATTGATAATAAGTACGAACAAGACTTAAGACTGAGTCCTGTTTATAGTCGATGAATCCAAATTTTGCAATTCTCTTTGGCGTTGAGTGTACAGCGCGAAGAATTCGAGCAATCGCAATACTATCGTCATTGCGAGCAGACGAGAATCTGGGCAATAAGGTACGGATATACGACATGGGTGGAGCTGACCGAATACTGAGACCGTTGAAGTTATAGACTCTTCCATTAACGACAGAATCGATTTTTTGCTCAATCTGCGCATAAGGTTCTTCACCTTCCACGAAATCGCAACCTTTCTCAAAGAATCCGACAGACGCACGCGACTTGGGTCTAAACGCGCGGCATGAGCGATATAATAAGGGAGTAGAACTAAGGCTATTAACGTAACTCGAAACGTACGAAGAAGCTCCACCTCGGGCAAGCTGGAAATCTGAACGACCGAATTTCCAACTCTTATCGTGACAGTATCGTAATACCTTTGAGACTTTTTCCGAGTTCGTGAATAATAAGATATGATAATGCGGACGGAAATGCACAGGGCCGTACTCACCGACAGCGTAGAAATGTAGCGTTTCATAAGAACCTAACTGTTTATATAAATATTTACGTAATCTTTTAATATAATTCTGAACATCAGCATAGTTCAAAAAGGGAATAAGGTTATCACGACCATATTGTTCAGAAACGGGATAATCCGTTTTGTCAACCGATTGCGTCTTATAGATAAAACTACGAATAGCAGCCATACTAAGAAACCAATTATCCTTAACAGGAGCATATTCCTTAATCTCACGGTCAAACGGCACTGTACCTTGTACTTGCTCGAAGAATATATGACGCAGCACGGAGTCATCATCACATTGATATTCAGAAACAGGAATATATTTATGACATTCATGGCCAAAATGAATATCTCCCGAAATGCCTAGAGCGTCATCATAATCACTATGTAAAACCTTACAAGCCATAAGAGGAACATGTTCATTATCATAAGTAAGTGTAACGAAATAAGAATACTTAAAAGCACTTCCAGCGGTCTTCACACGCATGGACGCTTTTTGGGATTTCTTATGAATACAATAATCACATTGACCGCAATCTACAGCAATGCGGGCGCCATTATATCTATTTGTGATAAAAGAACGATGCTGACAATGATCAACAGCCTTAATCAAATCGGGAGAATAATTCATAATTATTTACGTTTATCTATTACCTGCCTACGATTACGAGAACAGAATGAAACATGAATAAATGCCGGATATATAATGAGCTGATCGAATGGCGAAACATTATCAGAGAAAGAATGAATCATTTCGAGCAACTTACTAAACGAAGTAGAACCATAAGGTTTAATATCAATAGCTTCACCCACAAGATGCTGAGAATTCGGAGCGCCATTACAAGCCTTATTTTGTTCGGGAGTTCGTCTAGCGCTAGTTACCGAAAAATGGACATTAGAATACAACAGGTATTCAAAAAAATGCATAAGAGTACAATTCATAGTCCAATAGCATTAAGAATATAACCTAGTGCAGCAGATACAGCACCAATCACAATTTTCCAAATATTATTACTCTTCATTATCTTGAGATTTAAAATAAACAAAATCGTTTTCCTCTTTAATCGAATCCACAATAACGATAAAACCCAACGAAGACATTCGCTCAGAATAAGTTCCAAGACCATCGAGAGAATTAACGATATAAGGCGGAACAACATCATGACCAGTAACTTTTGCTTTAACTGAAATAATAAATTTTTGCATAATCATAAGAGTTTAAAATGTTAATAATGATTGTAACTTCTAACTGGGAGCAAATATAAAAACTATTTTTTATAATTCCAAAAGAAATCCTTTTTTTTTTAGATCCTACCGTAGAGTGTGAGTTGTACGTTTATAGACAAGAAGAGAGAGAATTCGAGAGGATAACTCGAATTTACTTCGTATACAACTAGGGGCTTCGCTTAATTAACAAGTAGATGGATACAGGAGGGGGTATAAGCACGGCAGGTCAGATAGAACCTGCCTTTGCGCACTCCGTGCTAAAATACCGGAGCGGGGCGCTCCTATAAGGAAGTCGCTCCGCTCCATTTTTAGACCAGGCCCTACGCGGGCGGCGGGTGTATATCGCTCAAACGCCGCGATGGGCTTCTAGTCCTAAAGAATGTATACGTAATATTATTTTACTACCGAGAGTCAAAATATTTCGCAAAATCAAATATTCACAACAAAAATAGATGATAGATAAAAATATAAGACAACGAATAGCAATGTTTATTTACGACCATTATATGCACCGACAAAATTGCCAGAACCAGAAGCAATAGAACCAAGACCACGAGAAACAGATTCCCAATAATGAGTACGGCTTTGTTTGCGAGCCAAGTCTGCACCATATTCAGCAGCTTTCTGATTCGCCATAGAAGTTTTATACTCCGTATGTTTACGAAGCTTAACATTCTTATAATCATACGTACTATCACGATATTGCAACTCATTGGAAGCGTTAGCAGCCTTAATCAGAGAATCAGCCGTTTCAGAAGCCACACGATTATCAATTTTCTTGCCAGAAGCCTCGGCAGCAACAAGGATAGCACGCTGTATTTCAGTCCGAATCTGTTTTTCTGTAAGAGCACCTTTAGTCTGAAGATTAGCCAAAGTTTGGGCTTTGATAAACAAATCAGCCTGTTGATTCTCATCCATATATTTATTCATAACACGCTGAGCTTCAGAATTAAGTAGGATTTGAGCCTCTTGAGCGGCAGATATACGCTCAGCAAACTGGGCGTTCTTTAGATTCTGAGCCTCAGTAGACTGGTCTAGAGCGGCAGACGTACGGCCCGTTTCCTGATTCCAATAACCAGAAGAGCCAATAGCTAGATTCTTCCAGTTAGTAAGACCTCTATAATAATCAGACAAAAGAGGAGTTACCGTATCAGTCTGACGTGAACGAGAGGCCGATTCACGAGCAGAGGCCTCTGAGGCTTTAGCTTCAGCAAGGGAAGCAAGAGACTGAAACACGCCAGAAAAATTAGGTTTATAAGCCTGCATGCTAGGAACAGGAGCGGCAGTAGCAGCAGCTCCGCCTGAAGCAGGAGCCTTAGAACCAGCCATAGCAGCAGAACCTTGAACAAACGGATTCAAACCACGAGAAATCATAGCATCAGGGGAATTATAGAGATTATTGCGATTCCACATATCAGTTGACCACTGACGTTGTATGGCAGCCTGGTCAGCGTTAAATGCATTTTGCTCGCGCATCATACGGAGATTAACCTTATTCTGATGATTTTGGTTAACCATACCGACAACATTATCGGTAAGGTTTCCTACAGTAGAAGCAATAGCATCAAACAAGCCCATTATGATTCAGAGGCAGGTGCGGAATCCGTAGATGGCGCTGCCTCACTCTCTGCCAATTGTTCTTCCAACATTGCCTGCGCATACTTAGTTAACTCAGACTTCTCACTAGCCAACTGTTGTAATACAGCTTGACGCTCTGATAGAGTTTGACAATGACGGGAGATAACACAATTAAACCGATCTTCATCGGTCATACCGTCCATAAAAGTAGATTGAGAAGGGTACATCTGAGCAAGAATATTCTGAACATTCATATCGCCAAGCAAGCGACGATATTTTTCTTGATTAAGAAGAATAGACGTCATATCCATATACATATACGAACCGTCAGACAATTCCTCCAGCATAACCGAATCATATACACTAGGTTCGTAACAGGGATTTCCTTCGATCAATTCAGGAGTAACACTATCCTGTTCAAACTCAGGATTCACATAAGCAAAATTTCTCATAACGACACACAATTAAAAAGGTAAACCATTTCGATCCAAGTTCTGTACAGCGTATACTTGGAAATTAACATTACATAATAATTGATCATAAGCCACATTATAATTACTAGTAGTAATCTGCGGCTCAAAAATAGAGTTTAGCTGCTGAGGACGAATCTTAAATGATTGATAACTTAGCGAAGATTGACCGGAAACCTGAACTTGGGAACCTTGAAGCGGAGCAACCCAAGATTGATAAGCAGCTTTAGGACGAAATGCGCCATGAACGGTATCAACGGCAGATTTCCATTGCCAGTAACGCAGATTATAACCAATATTACCAGTAGGAGCGGACGGGCTATTATTAAGAGTTAGAGCCGGAACGGGTTGCATACCTAACTGGTCAAAAGCAGGCTGCGGGAAATCAGAAATAGACGTGCACAACAATTGAGGATTATGACCCTTAAGAGACCAATCAAGCAAGGGAACAGAATGATACACACATATAATCACCTGATGCTCAGCACCACAGTTATAACTAATAGTATGGCCAGATTGAGAACCAACACCTTTACCGGCAATAACAGCCTGAGAGTTATCAGCAGTCAAATTAGTGTTAAGAACCTCGTTGATATTAATCACATTAGACCAACCACCAATATAATGCGCATGATTACCCATGTATTCAGGAGCATTAATGCCAAACTGAGCGGCCATCTGATCAGAATAGTCTTTGCTGGAGAATTGTACTACTTCTTTCCAGCGCTGTAAGTATTCAGTTGCACGAATTGAGAGGGCGGAAAGGTCTGCAGCGACATAAGCAGAGCGAGCAGAAGTAGACGTACTATCTGACTGAACATTTTGAGAATTTGAAAGATTTAATAAACCGGAAGCAGGAGATTGTATTGACTCATTAGGACTAAACACAACACGGTTAGAAGCAAATGCAGAAGACTGAGAAGGTAAAACAGCTACCGAACCATATT